GCTTGATGTAGCTCCCCATCTATGTAAGTAAGAGAAACTGCGGCACCATCTAACTTAGTTGTCATTATGTGTGCGTGTTTAGAAAACCAATCAGGTTCTGTATCCTCACCATGAAATACTTTCTGTAATGAGTACATTTGGTATGGGTGAGTATATCTTTGTTCTCCTACTTCTATATGCCCAACTTCATTCGCCAACTGTGTATTTTCAACAAGTCGGTCGTATACTTCGTCTGGGATTAGTGGGTTGCCTTCGACATATGCTTGATTGCATAGTCTGAGATATGCTTCTAGTTCTTTATTCATATGTATATTATACTCGATTTTTGGGATTGTGTCAAGAATTATTTTTGATAGATGTTATCGATGGTCTCTTTGAAATGAGTTGATAATACATCTTTGACTTCAGATATAGAAAGTATCTCTACTAAGGCATCGAATAAACCACGAGTGTTATCAAAATCCATGCGAATTGCTATACCATCTTTCGTTGGTTTCCATTCTTCATCAAAGTCTTGGTAATATTTTCTGATGTGCAAATATTCTTCTCCCCTAAAAGTGTTTACCATTACAAAAACTTTTTCATGTTTGTCTTCGTTGTAGTGTATTTCTCTTTCGTAAACGGGAGGGGCGTTATGTAACTCTATCATTTTTTAGAATCCTCGCTAACGGAACGATTGAAGTTACATTTTGCGGTTGTAATAATCTAAAAGAATCAGTGTCCCAGCAAAATAGTAGCACTTGACTTTTATTTGGCTTTGCTCTATTCTTTTTAGATTGTATATATTTGTTATCGAAATCCATAGTGCAAACATTATATTTCAGTCTGCGACTATTCTGACTACGATAGGTAATTATTGCATCACCTGCATCAGTTACTATTTTAGTAAAGTCGTCTTTCTTCATCAATATCCTTAGGGTTGTTAATATCTATTAGCGTCCCTTAATGATTCAAATTGAAAGCTACTTATTTTAGATGCAAAAATATGCGGACAGCCCGTAGACTGCCCACACTCAGGGGTAGTTAATCGTTTAGTTTATTTATTAAACCTGCAAAATACATAGCAGCTTTCCCTGTAAGCCTACCTATGATAGCTGCATCAGGTTCTTCACCCATGTCGCTTATTGCATTTGTTAGTGTCTCTTGAGCAGCGGCTACATTAACTCTGCCACCGCCTGTTGAACCTCCACTGGATTTAGCAGCAGGTGTTTTTCTAACATAAACACCAGCTTTTGTCAATATCATTCTGACACCATTTGGGCTCTCGCCTAATTCTTCAGCTATTTGTTTGACAATCTCCATGCTATTTTCTGGAGTTGGTTCCTCTACAGTATACATCTCTACTGCTTGAGCCTTTGCTTCATCTGTCCAAGCCACTTTTCTTCTCCTTTTGGTTTTGTAAATTTCGGGTAAGCCTGGACACCAACCAGTCGCTTCCCGCATCTGTAAATAAAATCTATCACTCATAATGATTTCTTTCCAATAATATAAATATATTATACAAGAAGTTTAACCATTCGTCAAGAACTATTTTTTAAAAGGTATAACCATAGGTTGTTATATCATCTTTGTATAGCACTGCAACATAATTTTTACTCTTTATTGTATACCACCTTTGCCAATCTGTTATAATCTTTACATCATCTAAAATTGATGTATCTTTTGGTTGGAGGTTTAACTCCTGTAATTCTTTTTGCCAATCATTAAAATTAATAATAATATCACAATTTTTATAAAGTTCTACTTGTGGTGCAGGAGTAAACTCCGTAAGCCACTTATCAAATCCTATGTAGTTAAAAGAATAAAAGTATTCAGTAACCACTCTTTCATATGGATTTCTTACAACTCCAATTTTATTTTTGTTGTCTTTTAGTATTAACTTCATTTTGCAACTCCTTTATTCTACTATATAACGAATAGATTAAAGCAGTTTGTTCGGCAATCTGTGCTTTTAACGCCTCTACTATACTCATGTAAAATATTTTTTCAATACCTCTAGTTTATCCTCTAGCGAAGACATTTTTTCTATCTCTGCGTCTAGAGTTTCTATAATATCCCCATGTTCTGCTAATCCAACATGAGACCCTAATAAAACCTGTATATTCATTCTGTGGGCTTCTATACCACCCTCATAAAATTTTATGAGTGCTTTTACTAATCCTTCTCTATAATTACTACTCATTTTTCCCCAATAAAGCAGGAATAAAACCCTGCATAAACCTTTCTTTTCTGCTATCATCTAAGATAACGCTAATTAAAAATGGAAAGAATACTAAACTAAAAAAGAAAAATATAGTTCCGCATAACCATTGAAATCTTACTACTAAATTATCTGGCTCTAGTATTCTAATTATTTTCATTGATGGCAAAAATAATTGCCACCAAGCTAGTAAAGCTCCCGACAACCAACTTGCCGCAAGTATCTCATATATTGTAGATGTCGACTCCATATTTTTCTAAATGCCTTAAGCTACCTAAGTCATAAGCTAGTTGTGTACAATAGCTTCCTGCAAATTCTAAATGTGGAAAGAAAGTGTTGCTTAAATCTGTAGTTTCAATAGTATAGATTAGATACATTTTTGCTCCATACTTTTCTTCGTAGTTAACTGCTTTTTTAGGGTCGCCTTGACAAGCATACCCTGCGTTTTCTACTTGATGTTGAACATCTATTTCTCTAACTATTTTAGCTGGGTAATTCTTTCGTATTGCCCAAACTATTTCTCCTACTTCAAAACTTTCTGCTACACACTGCTCTGGAAGCATTGCATTTCTTATTCCTTCATAGTCGCTTTCTGGGAGTTTCATTGGAACTCCTATTCTTTCAATAATTGCCTTAACAAAAGCAGGAGAACGATATATTCTCTGTGCTATGTTTGACACATTATCACCTGATAGATACCCTTGCACAACGAATTTAATATCGCTTTCTGTTGCAGGAGTACCTCTTAATTTAGCTTTCATCTTAGCAGTTCTTTCTATATCTTGTTTATGTTCTGCTATGATATTAGCAAGTCTTGTAGTATTATAAGTTATATTTAATATACCACAAGCTTCTTTCTTCGTAATTGGTTTATCTTGTTCTAGTAAACTAATTACTTTCGCTATACTCTGTTTTGTCAGATTCTCGTGTTTCTTTATTCTCAATTTCTTTCCCTAATAGCATTACAGCATAGTGTAATATTTTAAGTAAATCATTGGTATCTTTACCATTCTTCTTGCCATATCGCTGGGCATACTTTATGATATTTCCTAAGCAAAACCCTTCCCCATGACCTGCATCGAATATAAACTCCGTTGATTGTATTTTATCCATACTATAATGCTCATGATATGTGCCAATAATATGGTTTCTTAACATATTTAATGCTGTTTCTTCGTTAAATTTATCTCTCATTGTGTTTCTGTTGTAAAAAAGCAAACTTGTACAAGTCTGCCTGATTTCTTATCATGCCCCCAACCTGCGTTGAATGGAGCATGCCAATATGTTGCTGGATACATAACTAGTCGATTGTATATGTTTCCAACATAAGTGTGCATTTCAAACTCAGAATCATCTTGTTCTTCCCAAAATCCTCTGAATCCATTTTTAGTTATAGTTAGGCTCTCCGTTCTCTCAACATTTGAGGTTTCTTTATCTCTAAACAATCCTGTGCCGTGAGTTACGGGAGCATTAGGAGTAAGATATAGCACACTTGCCCAGGGCTCACCATTCATCTTATCAGTTACTTCTTGCGAGTAATTAGCATGGTCATGATGTACCCAGTTTTGATAGTTCTTTGTTTCTAGTCCTAATGTAAAAGCAGTATTACTATTCTTTTTAGGAAACCAAATTATTTTTCTATTTAGAATTTTTGATAACCTATTTTTCATATAGATAAAGTTTTCATTAGAAAAAGAACTTATTGTTCTTTGACCTGGAAACATAATCTTTCTACCTTTAACTCCAGGGAAGAAAAACTCTTTCAGAGCTTTCTCCCTTATCTTATCTGGATTAGGATAGAAGTTGTCTTGAATTACAATCATTTCTGTAATTCATCAAGTACATCTAATCCTCCCTCAATCTTTGCGAGGTATTCTTTTTTATCTGCTAATTGTTTCTCTAACAATCCTACTTCAGCACTAACTTTCTCATGCTGTGTTGTTAGATTTTTACGAAGCATTTCTCCATGAGACATTGTTTCTACTGGCTCTTTTGTGATGCCTAATAATGTATCAAGAGGTATGTCTTTTGCCATGTAATCTTACTCCTTGTCCTAG